ACCGGGCCACCACTGGTACCAATGACGTCACGCCGAGTTCAAAACAAAGAAGATGGCGGCGAAGCGAGACAGCGCTGTGAAGCGGTGGTGTTTTACACTCAATAACTACACCGACGCTGACTGCGAAGCCTTGAAAGAGAAACTGACTACTGATACGTGCTCGAGGGCGATTGTCGGCAAAGAAAAAGGTGAAAATGGAACACCCCATTTGCAAGGATTCGTGAGTTTGAAAACACGGAAAAGACTGTCGGCTATGAAGACATTTTTGAGTCCGAGATATCATTTCGAACAAGCTAAAGGCACAGACGAACAGAACACTGAGTACTGTAGCAAAGAAGGCGATGTGTTGATTGATGTCGGTGAAAACGTGAAAGGGAGGGGAGATAAAGGGGGTGGCTTTAACGAAGGTGCAAACATCAAACGTGTAGTCTACCATTTGCTAGAGGGAAAAGACAAAGAAGCACTGTTGCAAGACGAGAAGATGTTGGGGGCGTACATGAAGTACAAGCGCAGTATTACGGAGATGGTGTCGGAGGTTAAGTCGGAGCAAGAGACGAAACGACTCAAGCAAGACCTCGATAATGCAACCCTCCGACCCTGGCAACGTGAGCTGAAAGAGTACCTGACGGGAGACCCTCACGATCGTCACATCATTTGGTACATCGACGGACAAGGCAACAACGGGAAATCGTGGTTCGCCAAGTACTGTGTCGCGGAGTTGGGTGCTATCAGACTGGAAAACGCTAAGACGGCTGACTTGACACACGCCTACAACGGCGAGCGTGTTGTGATCTTTGACTTAAGCCGTACTACAGAAGGACACTTCAACTACGGCGCCCTAGAATCTATCAAGAATGGGTGTGTGTTCTCAAGCAAGTACGACAGCAGACAGAAGATGTTCCCAATCCCACACGTGATTGTCTTCGCCAACTGGGGGCCGGATCGAAGCAAGCTCAGTGAGGATCGCTGGGTGACAAAGACCTGGTCATTCGAACAAGAAACATTCCAGACATTTTGATCGATTTTTCATTGATTTTATTGAACATTTCTATAGCTATCCCTGCCCTGAACTCCCCTAACCTTAAGCATTGATAATGGGGCTTTCTATAGCTAGCCCTTACCCTGAACTCCCCTAACCTTCCCCTTTGATAATAAACTTAATAAATTTCGAATTGAGCATTGATCATGGTGTGTGACTGCTAAGAGTCGCCAGTGTATGTTTGTCCGTCCCTTCTTCCTCTCCAGGCAATCCGAATGGCGTAGTCCAGGCGTAGTCCTCGTCCTGGTTGGCCTTCCAAGGCCCAGGCGATTCCGTTGTGAGATTTCATAGCATCAGAGTAACCCACATTGAGACCAGCAGCATCGAACCATGGGCGGTTATAGGCAGAACCGCGAGAAGAGATGGTCTGTTGTTGTTCTCCACCTTCAAGCTTGGTAGGATTCACGAATATAGGATAGCACTTAAGCACTTTCTTCCCCATGGGCCCCAAGTGAACGCTGCGAGCGCGGCGCACCATCTTGATGTTGTCCATGTCTATCTTTCTTCCAGTAAGGTCAGGATCATAAGTCCACCAAAGTTCAGTAATGGCATTGTCGGTAGCCGACATATTCTTGTCATGCCTCATTACGACAGAGATGGATAAAATCTTAAACTCATCAAACATGTGAATATATGCCGAATTGATCTTGGTGCGTAGCGTACCCATATGAAAGTACAGAGAATTATTAGCCACTCCATTAGAGTCCAACTTAATATCAGTCTCGAAACGAAGCAAACTAGTAATTACTCCAGACCGACGCCTAAAGGCACGGCGACGGCGAAATACTCTCCTACTCCTCCTAAATACACGTCGTCTCCTCCGAAAACGACGTCTCATAAGCATACCCCGACGGGAATAACGACGCATACGTCTCATAGCGGGACTATCGTCTAAATCCTGTTCGTTTTGAAGAAAAGCACCTAGTTTCCTCTTCACTCCTCTACCGGCTCTATAAACGTAAGGAGAATAGTCCTTATAGTACTCGTAGCCTTGCTTGCCTAACTCATAAGCGGCATAGGCGTTCTGTGCTAACTCGACAGCGAACGGCAACATTGTGACTATACATAGTCAGTCGACCGTGTTATATAGTGCGCCTGCGGCGCGATTGCAACACCGACTGTAATAGCCTAGCCTAGGCGTGTCTAAACACGCGCATGCGTAGTAGCGCCTAGCGGCGCGAGGATGGGACCGTGGTACCGGTGGCCCGGGTAATACTA